TTTTAGAACATGACATATGCTGAGAGCCCAAATCTCCAGTAAAACGAGTATCAACTGATAATCTAACTGGAGACTTGGCTCTCGAGCCCAAACCCGCCTGTCGAACGAAGGGGCCCCCGTTACGCGTCAGGCATCGGTGGTGCTATGAATGGCCGCGAAGCAGCCATTCAAGCACACCATGCCGACGCAACGGGGACAAGTGAGCAGGGTTTGGGTGAGAGAGACAAGGCGGAAAACAAGGAAGTGGATTTGTGACAAAAAAACACGCCCCCCCACTTGAGCCAAATGAGCCAAGGATATATATATACAGGCTCAGCCTGTAGAACGGAGCGGAGCGACGTAACACTGGGGAACGGTCTTCCAGCGAAGCGCCTTCCCCAGTGGTGAGCGCAGCGAACTACGAAGATCAACTGCCTAAAGGCGAGCGAAGCGAGCAGAGGGCAAAGAACATTCTAGAACATTCTAGAAGCGGAAGCGGGGCTGCTCTTTACGGGCGGCTACACGCTGATCCGGAGGTATACCGACGACATTCCAACGATCTAGAGTCAACGAGGCCATTTCCGGAGCCACGTTGGCGAAACAGACGACATGGGGAGGTTCAAAGAACATTACACCCCCCTGATACTTAGTGTCCAACACATAGCCGTTCTTGATGGACTCTATGGCCGAATAGAGGTCCTGACTTGAAAACATTTGAGGCTTCACCCTAGTGAGGTCGAAAAAGTAAATCTTCTTGGCACCGATATCGCAGACGGTATGAAGAAGATCCCTAGCTGCACCGTAAGTGAGAGAACAGGCTTCATGGTGGTAAGCCATGTACTTACAGAAAGAAGACTTGCCAGAATTCCCTTCAGGGTCACAGACCCAGATAATCTCGCGATTATTCACGGGTCCTGTGCAATAGTTCAATAGGCCAATCTGCCAAGGGCACAACATCGATTCAGTGATGAGATCCTGACCACGGTAAATGGGCTTGTCGGCCCAAGGCCCATCACACCGTGTGTCGTCCTTCATGCAATACTTCTTCAATTCTTCCTTTCCATTATCCGACGCAGGCTGGATATGGATACCGAAGCAACGATCGTTCAAAGCAGCCGCAAGCTGTCCTGTCCTAGCCTTAGACTTCAGGTTCATATACCCTTGGAAGTGATGGTTCTCGCGACCATCGTTCAGGGTCATTTCATGCTGAAAGATAAAGGCTTTTCCATACATCCTACAAACATCCAACATGGTGTCCTTGTGCCAATACAAGGTGGAAGGCCTATTGCCTTCCATTTCCCAAAGAGACCACCGGAATCCAATAATCCATACTTGGTTGGTTGACATTTTTGCGTTTGATTGTTAGTAAATAATATATTTGCAAGAGATTATACGCTAATGCCAAGTGTAAACATCTGTCAATGCCAAAACGTTCTAGAAGTTCTTATGGAAGGAATCGTGCGGTTAAGCGACGTCGGTCGACGCTTCGCTCGAAACGTCGCAGACGCCCTCGACGTACTGTACGCCGTGTACATCGTGGCAGCATGCTGTCTTATGAGTTCCGTCCGGAGATGAAGACGCACGCAACCCTTTATAATGAAACGGGAATCAGTACCTTAGGTGGATTTATTCAGACGTATCTCAATGTAGTGGCCGAGAACGGTACTGAATCAGGCAGGGATGGGAACCAAATCTTCGGAAAAGGATTTAACTTGAAAGTTAATCTAAATAACAATACAAATAGTACACCTGTCTATGTGCGTATGGCTGTGATAACGTATCCAGAGCAAACAGCCGGATCGCCTAGTCAAGGAAGCACTCTGCTGTTAAGAGCCCCCTCGGGAGAGACTCAGTATTCAATTTCTGATGCTAAAGCTATTCGGGAAATGCAATCTATTATGTTACCTACCAACGCAAAGTTCAACAAAGAAATTAAGTGGTTGTGGCAAAAGGTTGTTAAACTAGAGGCCCAGGGTAATCGTGGGTCCTCCCAATACATATCCAAATATGTACCCCTCAATAAGCGCATCCAGTACAATGGTGACGCTAGTAATGCTACGTGCACTTGGGCATCATACTTTATTATGTGGACTGCACGTGGTGATAATGATACCAGCACAGGTGCAACCGTTGAAGTGTCTGGTTACTCCAAGTATACTTGGCATGACGTATAAGAAAATAATTTATTTTTAGAACATGACATATGCTGAGAGCCCAAATCTCCAGTAAAACGAGTATCAACTGATAATCTAACTGGAGACTTGGCTCTCGAGCCCAAACCCGCCT